ATTAGCCGTATCGTGGCCACGCCGTCGGAACCCGAATTCATCTTCGATGGGTTCTTCAATGTTCAGTGCACCCGGCCGATGCCAGTGTACTCCGTGCCCGGAATGATAGATCACTTCTAGGAAGGTGGTGACATCATGGCCTTAGGCCTCGGTGCTGGTTTGGCTATCGGTGGACTGGCTAGTGCAGCCGGTGGTGTAGGCGGTTCGATGTGGACCGCCTCTGCCAATAAGGACGCGGCTAAGCGTCAAATCAAAGCCCAACTCTACATGTCTAACACGGCTTATCAACGTGCTGTCGCGGACCTAAAAGCGGCTGGGCTCAACCCTATTCTGGCGTCTCGCAATGGAGGTGCGAGTACTCCCCCTGCGGCGAAAGCCGACGTGCCTGATCTCGGTCAAGCTCTATCAACAGGTCTCAGTAGTGCGGTTCAAGTTGCCCAGGGCAAGGTGTCTCTGGAGAATCAAGGTCTGGACCTGAAAGCAAAGCGTGGGATGTATCAATGGCTCGATAAAAATCCGGCCTATAAGCAAGTGTTCAATGCTGGTCTGATGGCTAACACGGCTGGTCTTCCCCCGTCTGTCTCTGTGCCTCTTATGACTGTCGGCAGTAGTGGTGCCCGGCAAGGTTTCCAGAAGGCGTTGAGTGCTACGAAGGAAGCTGTGACGGAGAAGGTCAAGCAGACTCGCAAAGAGTATCAGGGCAAGCGGAATCCGAAGTTTAATCCAGCTGACAGCCCTGAGCAAATCCTCAAAGACCTACTCGGTGAATACTAATCAGAAAGGAGGTTACTATCATGCGGTTTCGCAAAACAATGCCGCGACGCAAGGCTCGTCGGGAATTCTCTCGTAGTGCGTCGATGACCAACAAGCGGAACATTAGTAAGGGCCGCGTAATGAGAGGCGGACAAAGGCTGTGACCTGTTACCGCCCTCTTACTGCGTATCGTTCCTTGGGGCTTCGCACGGATAAGGGCAAGTGCCCGATCTCCTTCAAGTTGCCGGCGGGCCCCTCGGAGACGATACAGGTACCATGCGGACAGTGTTTAGGCTGTCGAATGCAACGGTCACGCGAGTGGGCACTGCGGTGCGTGCACGAGGCGTCTTTGCACGAGGAGAACTCGTTTATCACCCTTACTTACTCGCCCGAGAACCTTCCGCCAGGCGGGAGCCTGGTCAAGCGGGATCACCAACTGTTCATCAAAAGGCTACGGAAGACATATCCGGTCTACAAATTCCGTTACTTCCTGTGTGGAGAATACGGTGAAGATTTGCAACGGCCACATTACCATGCCCTACTGTTCGGGTTTGATTTTATGGACAAGCAACCGTGGAGTGAGTCCAACGGACACACAATCTATCGAAGCGTGGACCTGGAGGGTCTTTGGACCTTGGGTCACAGTTGGATTGGCTCTGTATCATGGCAAAGTGCTGCTTACGTGGCTCGCTATTGCATCAAGAAGGTCAACGGCCCCAACGCATGGGAGCGGTACGTGCAAGACGTCGATCCGGACACCGGCGAGTGTCGGTACTTAGAGCCTGAGTACATCGCTATGAGTCGTCGTCCCGGTATCGCTCACGAATGGTACCAGAAGTACAAGGAGGACTGTCGGAAAGACTTCTTGACACACGAAGGGCAGAAGTTCAAAATCCCGAGGTACTACGATCAAGTGTTGGAAGTCGAGGATGCTGAGAGATATCGACACATGAAGCAGAAAAGAAAGGAGGTCGCAGAAAGTCAGGCGGTGACACCGAAGCGTAGAGCCGCGATGGAGCATCACAAGGAACTAATCACGGAAAGATTGCGAAGGAGCATCTAATGAATCTCGGACTATTCTGCATTTACGACCGCAAAGCCGAAGTGTATCTCCCCCCGATTGGTTATCACAATGAAGGAACGGCAAAGCGGGAGCTCCGCATTTTGGCGGAGAAAAACCAGTTATCACCGATGGTACAGTTCCCCGAGGACTTCGACCTGATGTCGATCGGAATGTTCAACGATCACGATGGGACCATCAAAGTGTTTCCCCCGCGTCGGGTGTGTTGCATGACGGAACTTGTCAAACGTGCGGTCGACCTGGAGTCGGCGACGGCGGAAACAATCCAAGGTCTTCGTGACACGTTCACGGATGGCAGTCGTGGCAGTGGGAACGGTGAACCTGTTGCGGTGCGTCCTAGCCCGTCGTGAATTGAATGGAAATGTCAGTTGATGGGATGGTGACACCGGCCCCCCTCGCAAGAAATTGGGGGGGTTGGTTTCACCTCTCTGGTACTAGTAGAAACCTGATCAAAAGGAGTCATTATGGAGAAGCTATGGCGTAGATTGGCCGCAGCCCTCGCCCCGATGCTCTTCCCGATTCTTCTCGAAGAATTGACGAAGCATATCGAGACCTGGGTCAAGGTCGATATCAACAATGACGGGATCATTGGCTTCGGAGGTGACGGAGATGCCTAAGGCCCAAGTTCGAACTGGCCCTCGCCCGAGACAGCGTGTGCAAACGCATTTCGTCGGCGAGAGCAAAACGGAGCAATCGCACCGTGCAGAAGTGGACATTAATCAGATTGTGCGTCGGGCTCAAAAGACGGGAATGCTGCCGTCCAATGCTGGTAGTGCGCGTTATGGTGACTTTTCCCAAGTTGCTGACTATCATACGGCAGTGGATCAAGTCCAAAGAGCGGAGGACGCCTTCATGAGTCTGCCGTCTCACGTGCGCAAGAAGTTCGCAAACGATCCGGGTCACCTACTGTCCTTCCTGGAGGACCCGGAAAACCGAGAAGAGGCTATGGAGCTCGGCATCATTGCCCGGCCTCTTCCTAAACCGGATCCGGCCCCTGTGGCGAATCCTGATCTTCCGAAGAAGACCCCTGAGCCTTCGCCAGAGGCGAAAACGGCTCCGAAGACGTAGTCTGATGCTCCCCTGGGGGATCGCCCGTTAGGCGGCCCCTGGGGGGCTCTTGCACAGTTGCTTTACTTGTTCTCAACTGTGCTTACTGACACCAAAGGTGGCAGAAAACTAATATAATTGGAGTAAGTCATGAAGAACAAACAACTTAGAACACCTTCGACCATGACGCACGCCTTTCGTGAGGTACCGAAGGCAGAAATTCAACGGTCGAGCTTCCAGAGATCGCGTGGGTACAAAACGACGTTCGATTCGTCGTACCTGATTCCGATCTTCATGGATGAAGCCTTGCCTGGTGATACCTTCCGGGTGAACCTCACGTCTGTCGCCCGATTGGCGACCCCTCTTGTCCCCATCATGGATAACATATTCATGGATTTCTTCTTCTTCTTTGTCCCGAATCGATTGCTCTGGGACAACTGGCAGAAATTCTGTGGCGAACGCCACGATCCAGGGGACTCTATTGACTACACGGTCCCGCAAATTCCGGCTCCTGCCGGTACCGGGTGGACAGTCGGTACGTTGGGCGATTACCTCGGCCTTCCGACTGAAGTCGCTGGGATCAATGTGAACTCTTTTCACTTCCGTGCATACAATCTCATTCATCGCGAATGGTTTCGCGATCAAAACTTAATCGACAGCCCTGTTGTCGATACGGACGATGGTCCCGACGATCCGGCGGACTATGTCCTTCTCAAACGTGGCAAACGTCACGACTATTTCACCGGCTGTTTGCCGTGGCCGCAAAAGGGCACGGGCGTTGAGCTTCCCTTGGGAACGGAGGCCCCTGTTATCACTGGTAGTTCTCGGTCGTGGGATTCTGGGAACACGACGGGAGCGAAGTGGTTCGATGCATCTGATGGATCGTTGAACGGTTCTGACTATACGTTAGGTCTGATGGCGACCAGTGGTACGTTGGGGCTTACGAATGCGGGTGCGACCGGTATGTCGACCGGGCTACAACCGCGAAACCTCTATGCCGATCTGTCCGATGCGACAGCGGCAACAATCAACTCTCTCCGTGAAGCCTTCCAACTGCAGAAGATGCTGGAACGTGACGCTCGGGGCGGCACACGGTACACGGAAATTCTCAAGTCTCACTTCCGTGTGGAGTCTCCCGATGCCCGGCTTCAACGTCCTGAGTACCTCGGCGGTGGAACATCGAATGTTGTGGTGGCACCTGTGGCCCAAACGAGCGAGGACGGTGCGACGCCGCAGGGGCACCTGGCGGCGGTCGGTTATCAAGAGCACTCCGGGATCGGCTTCACAAAATCCTTCGTCGAGCATGGTGTGTTGCTGGGCCTGGTCAATGTCCGTGCGGACTTGACTTACCAACTCGGGATCGACCGTATGTGGTCCCGTCAAACCCGATATGATTACTACTGGCCTGCCCTGGCACATCTGGGCGAGCAGGAAGTTCTCAACAAGGAAATCTATGCCGATGGGTCGGCAAACGATGACCTGGTCTTCGGGTATCAAGAACGATGGGCTGAGTATCGATACGCCCCATCCAAAATCACCGGTGCGTTGCGGAGCTCTTATGCGACATCTCTTGACATTTGGCATCTGTCGCAGGACTTCGCGTCCCTGCCGGTTCTCAACCAGTCCTTTATCGAGGAGGACGTTCCGATTAGCCGTATCGTGGCCACGCCGTCGGAACCCGAATTCATCTTCGATGGGTTCTTCAATGTTCAGTGCACCCGGCCGATGCCAGTGTACTCCGTGCCC